TGGGGCATACGTATGCCCGCTTGATGAGGATTCTATTCGTAAGTCTCTGATGTGCTGGGTACCTTCAGGTACTATTTGCCCAGAAGAGCAAATGGTTGCAGTAATCCAATCTGCTGTGCGAGAGTATTTCTGGTACGGCAAGGAGATTTTCGAAGCCAAACGTGCTTTCTTTATGAAGCACGTAACTAGTTTCCCCTACTCAGCTTATGTAGGAGAAACCCCACTTCCCACCTGGCAGGAACTGAAAGATCAGTTCTGGGAATCATCATGCTAGGGCGCAGATTTGGATTTGGCAGTTCATATCTGTTTAAACACAAAGTCACAGAAAAATATACAGATTTATGAACTATGTGTTGGTGAGGTTGCCAGAAATATCTCACCCAGTATCGAGGTGGTGGAGACACCTTTATACTGGAGTAATAAATTCTCCTTGCAATCCGAAGAGGTTACTCAAGGTAGCATTGTGGCTACTGGAACTGAGGTTGAAGCCGCTGTCATTGAGAGTGAAACTGTTCGTTTCATTGATAATGCAGCGGGTGATACTTTGGTGTTACCTACTACGGATAATCCGGTAGCTCGTGTGGATGATACTGATGATTTGACATTGGGGCGCTTTTTCGCGCGTCCCACTCTTATTCATACTGCTTCCTGGAGTACGGCTGATGTGACAGGGAATCTAGGGTCATCCTTTGATCCTTGGACTCTTTTTCTATCTTCGGCAGCTATTAGGAAGAAATTGGATAATTTTGCCTATTTGCGGGGTAACTTACATATTAAGATCCTCGTTAACGGCACACCATTCCAATATGGGGCAGTACGATATTGCTACTTCCCTTACGCGAGTGCAGGTAAGATTCGCACAAATGTTGTGTCGGCCTTGCCCTTGCTTATTCCGTACTCTCAGGTCCCGGGTGTGTTTTTGCACCCTCAAGCTAATGCTGGCGGTCAGATGACCCTGCCATTCTTTTATCTTAAGAATTGGTTGGACATCACTACAGCGTCAGAGGTCGCTACTATGGGTAGTATTCAACCCGTAGTATATGCACCACTGCGCTTAGCTGTGTCCGGAGGATCTACGGCTGTTACTTTGAGAACCTATGCCTGGATGACAGACGTTCAGTTGATGGGTTCCACACTTAAACTCTCGCTGCAAGGCGACGAGTATGGTGATGGACCCATTTCGCTACCGGCATCAGCCATTGCAGCTGCGGCAGGAGCACTAACCAAAATCCCAGTGATTGGGCGATTTGCTCGAGCCACAGAAATAGGTGCGGGGGCCATAAGTAAGATGGCCTCTTTATTCGGTTACACAAATGTACCCGTTATTGCTGATGTACACGCACTAGTACCGAATATTGCTCCTCATTTGGCTAGTACCCAAATTGGCCAGCCCATTCAAAAACTCACTGTTGATCCTAAACAAGAGTTATCTATTGATAGTTCTTTTCATAGTTTAGGAAGTGAAGATGAGTTAGCTATTAGCTATCTGAAAAAGAAAGAAAGCTATTTTGGAGCAACTTCATGGAGTACTACTGATACCGCTGGCACACAAATTTTCAATATGAGAGTTAATCCTAATCTGGACTCTAATATTCCTATTTTGAATAGCTTGTCTGCTACCGTAGGTCATCGATCTTATCAAGTACCATTATCGTACTTTGGTCGCCTTTTTAATTATTGGCGAGGTGATATCCGAGTACGAGTTAAGGTGGTTTGCACCAAATTCCATAAGGGTCGTCTGAAGATTTCGTATGATCCTGTGGCGGATATTTCTGCCACAGATCCGCCAGAGAATGTGGTTTATACGCAGATTCTTGATATAGGGGAACACGACGATGTTGTATTTACTATCCCGTATCATCAGCCAGAGGGTTGGAAAAGCATTGATAAGAATGATACAGAAACCGATGACAATTGGACACCTGGTGGAGCGTTAGCTCCTCGATCTGCTTTTGACAATGGTACTCTGTCTATTCGTGTGTTGAACACTCTTACGGCGCCAGCATCCTCAGTTGTCAACCTCTTGTTCTTTGTATCAGGCGGTGATAATTTTGAGTATGCTGCACCCTCCACTAGTCTTCAGGGCAATAGCGCTCGTAGTTATCCCACCATGTTTAACTTGCAAGGTGAGGATTCTACTGATATTAAAGCCACTGAGATGGTAATTGGTACTCGTGCTGACATTTTACCTGAGCGATATTCTGTGAATATGGGTGAGTGTGTCTCATCATTGAGGTCCTTACTTCATAGGCATACTTTATATCAAACTCGTACAGCTACTGATGATGCGGTGGCTGGGAATCGCGTATTATACACAGTATTTAAGCGGTTTCCAGCTGTGCCAGGGTATAATGCAGCTAGTCCAGCAAATGCTTCTAATGTTGTGGCCGCAGCCGGAGCATCCGGTTTCACTTTCTGCAGAATGACCCCTTTAGCGTGGGTTACTTATGCGTACTGTGGGTACCGAGGTTCATACAATTGGTCATTAGCCCTTAATAGTCCTGCTTCCATTGGTGTTGATGATCTTTCAGTAATGCGCTCGACTAGCACACTTAATACTGAGACGTTGTCTACATCAACTTATACAACAGGTTCTGGAGTTATCAAGTTGGCTAGTTATAATGGGTATAATACTCCTTTTGCTGCCAAAGATGACGGCATGGTTGGAGGCGGTGCCATTACATCAAACCGTGTGAACAACACTATCATGGTTAACGTACCAAATTATAATAAGAATAATTTTGCGCGCGCTGTTCCATCCGAATCGTGTATTGGATCCACAACCGATGATACACGCTCTGACAGTTTGTTTTACAAGGTTGTATTCAACAACAGTGTGACTACAAATAATGTTACTCTTAGCATGTATGTTGGAGCTGGACCAGATTTCAATCCAGTTTTCTTCCTGTGTTGTCCAACAATTGATTATCTACAAGTCCCGGTAACGAGCTTGTAGATGATCGAATGGTGTCTAAAAGGATTAACTTCTTACCATTTAAAGACAGGCCTGCAATTTCTAGTAGAAAGTAGCTAGAAATAAGGTTAATTTGCAACAAGCCCTAATGTTGGGTAAATACTTAGAGAGATGAGCGTTGTAGTCGCCTCTCCTCCTGATTTATCAGGGATAAAGCCATCCGAACTCGGAGGCAGATCGTACCAGTAGTTTTGTACCATCCGTCACCGGGTGGGAAATTTTAGCTGGCATGAGCTGCAACCTTTCATGAGTTTGGTGTGCAAGAATTACA